GGCATCATCTCCCAGACCGCAGCCTGCTGCACCTTTACTGAGGTGTCCGCATTCTGGCTGAAGCACACAACGTGTCCGTCCTGGTTGCTAGTAACGGCCTCCATTAGCATCTTAGCACAGCCAGTGGTTTTACCACTTCTATTACCCCCGAAGGTTATGACTTCGTCGTAGTCCTGGATGGCGTCACGCATACGGTCCCACCCTGGTAGGTCAAAGCCGTGACGCAAGGGGTCCGTCTCCGCCGCCAGGATTCTACCCTCGTGAGCTTCGTGCAAAGAAGCTAGTAACTTGGGGTCCGCTTCACCTAATATAACAATCTCTTCGTCAGTAGGGGACTCCAGGATTGGGTGCTTTGTGAACTCAATAGTCATTCCTCTTCTTCCAGGTCATCGGGGTCAACGCCGAAATCCCATTCAATCTCCAGGTTATCTTCCCGAACCTCGTATTGCATTTCGTTTATAAGCATCTTACCAGCTGGGAGATGGTTGTAGTCAAAGAATATTTCCCCCTCGGAGTTCATTACTATGAAGCAGTAGTTCTCAAAATGCTCTCCCAGGATTCCCCGAACCTGGTCGTAGATGGGGTCATAGCTATCATCTATGACTGACCTAGGCATCCTTTACCTCCGCATTGATTACCTTAGCCTTCTGGATTCTTTCCCTAGCTGCCTTAATGGTAGCCTCGTAGTCATCCTGGGTGAAGACCTTCCTGTCCTCGGTTATCTGTGTAGCCTCGCCCCGTGCAGTAAGCGCTTCTCTAGAAGCATTAGCCTTGGCTATGGATAGCTCCTTGAGATCCTTGAAACTTACTTCCATCTCTGGGTCATTCTCCATCCTGTCCCTGACCTTCTCAATGAGGTCCTCCTCTAGGCTGGAGAGGTTCAGATAGTTCTGGGCCGCGATCTTGCCCGACAGGTCCCTGAACTTACCGAGGTGGTCCGCGTAATCCGTGAGGACAGAAATAACCGTCCCCCGATCCATTCCGTATTTCTTTACGATCCTGGTCTGTGAACTGCCCGTGCTGTATAGGTAAAGTATCTCGGCCACCTTTTCGGGGTTATGCCGACTCAGGCTTCTAGCCTGGATGGCCTCCTTCTCCTTTACGATCTCCTGGATTGAATCCGAGATTTGACTAATTAACTCCTCCTTGGTGGGCATTACTAATCAATGAGAGGATATCGCGGATCCGTCAAGTTAATGAGCCATAGGTAAAAAAATATGTGACTACGGACTTGACAGGTCTTTTCATTGCCCTCTTCCTTAAGGAACACTCGTCCTTTATGTAAGTACTTTTGTAAAAAGTAGAGGGGGCCTTAAGACGAGAACCCAAAGGGAAGGGGACCTTAAGGAAGGAACCTTAAGGAGAGAACCTTAAGGAGAGGGCCAGGAGGGGCGCCTTGAGAGGCACTTTTTTTTAAGCCCCGATTTATGATACATGTATCTAGCGTTGGCGCGCGCGCTGACCCCCTCCACCCCTGTCATGCGCGAGCAGGGGCATCATTGTCTGTCCTGTCGATGAGTTGGCCGACTCGCACAATATATCTTATGTCTAATTCTCAGCGAATCTGCATATATGTATGCACCATTGCCCTGTAGCCCGCTTGTAGCCTGGCATAGAGCGCCTCGCGTGAGGTATCCTTTTCTTCTGCGAAAGCGTAATGCATCCAGATTGCTTCAACATCTGCACAGTAACCTGCACCATTCCCTGCACTTTTACCTGCACCTATCCCCTACTCCACCGACTGGATGGCTATGAATTCCCCGTGAGGTAGTATATATGTAGCCCACGGGTGCCAGATGATACCACTGACCCGATGGTCATATGCGTTGATGCATTTAATGGGATGACTTCGGGGGATGTTCACGGCCATGCCACGGCCATATCACGGCCATGACCGCACAGCTATCCCCTACTCCACCGTGCTGACCTCCCAGAAAAAGGATCTATTTGAAGAAAAATGCACTTTGGTGAAAAAAAAGCTTTTTTATAGGCAAAAGTGTGGTATACTGAGGGCGCAGTTCCCGTTCTTTCTCAGTCCAAACGCTACCGACTCCGACTTCGGATGTCGACCGCTAGCATCTCTACCGCTACCAGAAGACCCTCTGCCTTGAGCCTTGGACTTGCGGATATATGACAGCGACTCGGCAGTCGATTTGGTGATAAGTCTCGGATGATCGATGACGTAGTAAGTGGGACATAGATTGGTAATGTAGCCTCAACTCTGAGACGGTTCACAGCCCGTGTAAACACAGATGACCAATCAACCAATACAAATATGACATATCACAACGCAGAAACAGGTGAAGTATTAGACATCCAAGAATGGCACTCGACCAAACATGGTCACGAAGTCACGCTCGCCAATGGCGAACGATGGGATGTAAACGGAAATCCTAAATGTGAAGCAGTCGAACTTCGGTTTGAAGCTGTCCCGCAGGAAGTCCAAGATGACTGGGATGAAGCCGAGCAACTTGCCCGATACGACTGCCAAGGCAACATATTATACTAACAATCCACACAGCTCGTAGCTACCAAGCTACGGGCTTTTTGGGTGTAAGCAATCGGCTTACGATTAACACACAACCAATACAAATATGACTGAATTCAAATACTTCCAGATCACCGCCAAACTCGACGGTGCAACAGAAACCCTCTATGGATCATACGACAAAGCCGAAGCTGAATACGAGCTAGAGGCGATGCGGGACTCATGGAAGGACGAAGGATACAGGGGCATCAAACTCGGATGGAAAGCCACCGAGGAAGCCCCAGACGCAGGCATCTACGGCAAGGCTTTTGAAGCCAGGCTAGCCTAACAATAACCACAGCTCGCACTCCTTTGGGGTGCGGGCTTTTTGGGTAGATGCAGGTCGCATCAAATCAACATCAACCAATGCAAATATGACAATTGAATACATCACCTTCGGTATCATCGACAACCTCGTAATGATCATCGGTGCCATGACTGGCATTGAGGTCGAGAACTACCTGCCAAAGGCTTTCCAGAAGGGTCTCGGCGTAGTAGTCGGAGCAGGACTGGGCAATGCCACCAGTGACTGGCTCGGAGGAGCCGTTGCAGGCAATCTTGGGATGGCAAATGGCACCGCCGTTGGATGCATAATTGGACTGGGATTTATCCCCGCCATAATGCTCATCAAGAACCTACGGAAAGCCAAGCAGGCGTCCAAGTAATACACACAGCTCGTAGCCTAACCGCTACGGGCTTTTTGGGTAGACGGAGACGCCGTCAACTTAACCAATCAAACTATGAATAATAAATGGACTACATCTAAAAACTTTTGCACCTTGCAGGAGTTATACCGAGCCGAAAAGTATCGCTCTGAGCCTAGACTGCATAAGCTAATGAACCTTCTTTACCTTGCATCTAAATACAGGCGCAACGTCGGGGGCGAGGACATGACATACATGACCCAAGCATTCGACCAATTGATTCACGATCTGCACGACGAAATAGATCAAGCTCGTCACGTGGGACAAACCCTGCGCCAACACGGGATTTTTTCCTAATAACCACACAGCTCGCACCCTCACAGGTGCGGGCTTTCTGGGTGTAAGCAGGTCGCTTACTATTAACACATAACCAATCAAAATCATGGAAAACACACACAACACAATCGAAGTATTAAACAGAGAAACACTTAACGAGATTATCAAAGCTAGGCTTCACATGAAAGTAAGCGCAACCGATGAGCAATGGCAACAGGTTGTTGATTCAATACACAACGACGATGAGACATGGGATTACATTAATTCTACTGTTGATAGAGCTGTAAACGAATTAATTGACCCACTTGTAAACTCTCTAAAGTAATACACACAAACCCAACAGCTCGCACCCACAAGGTGCGGGCTTTCTGGGTGCAAGCAATCAGCTTGCAATCAACTAACTAATCAATACATGCGCCACTGAATACAGGCGCGAACCAATACAAATATGAAACAATACAAAGTAATAAATGAAATGCAGGACGTTGACTTTGATAGCCCTAAGTGGGTGAAGACAGTCAACTCTTTTGATACCCTTGAGGAAGCCAAAGAAGAATGCCGTCACGTTATGGAACATTCAACTGTAAGATATTGCAAAATATTACATCCAGATAGCACAGAACACGCTTCAATCACTGAAGTCCTAGAGAACGTCTATTGCCAACCGACTAAAGGGATGAGTGAGGCCGACAAACTAGAACGCTTAAAAGAGTTAGGATGCGATGATGACGTTTTCATCGCTACCGATATACGCACGGGGGAAACTTCCGTTATTGTAAAGCATTCTTAACCATAAACAAACCATGAATACAGAAACAAAGCAATACACCAAGACCACGACTGAGCATCTCACTTACGAGAACTCATTCGGAGTAATCAGAGAGCAGAAGGAGGTTAAACTTAACTGCACTCTAGGAATCAAGAACGACTGTTACGGGTGGTTTGAAATCTACGACGAGGAATCGGGCGGAGATGACTGGCACGCGGAGGGTGGACTCTGGTTCGACAACAAGGAAGTCACCGATTACGACGGCGTCTTCTCTCTACCTTCTGGAGTCCTAGAACTACTGAAGGAAAACGGATACAACACGGAGGAAGTTCAATGAAAATACATAAGCCAAACAAGTTAGTCAAAACGGACAAGCAAGAGGAGAGCGCGTTCATCGTGTTCTGGAGCATCATCGTTGGTGGCATACTGCTAGCGGTATCAATCATCATGCACTACCTATAAAAACTATGAAAAGCATAACCGAAATAATATCTGACCTCTCCATCGACGTAGCCTGTCTACTCGACGAGCCAGAGGACGTAACAAAAGAGGACTTAATTAAAATGCAGGACTCAATAACTGAACTAGAAAACCAACACATAAATAAATATGACAACTAAACCTAACCTACAAATCGGAAAGGCATACCTTGTAGAAGGTGTGCCTATGGTATTAATCGACACCTCATACGGGCGTTACGCGTTCACTGACGGGCGTTACGGCTTCGGCCGCACGCTCGGCAGGCGGGAGTCAGACAACAAGATCCTCGACAATCTCAAGATAGCCGAGGGTGTTAACCCCAAGTACATACTCGACAAGCTGTCAGACAGCGTCCAGAGCATGGTTGAATTCTACCAAGGAAGAAGAAAATAACTATGAAACAAATGCACAATACAAACGCCCGTGGGGGCATCTACTTAGTCACAGCATCTCACGGATGGTGCGTGGACGCTAACCCGTTCCGCGCCTTCGTTTCACTAGCCAACATTGGCAACGTGACGGGTGAGTTCGTGAGAGCAGTAACCCCTAACGGAAAATCAATCAAGGCATCCGACAGCTCCGTGACTGTTTACTACATCCCAGACTGGGATAAGTTCAGCTACATGGAATACGGGAAGCCGATGGACGCGGTCGGCCGTGAGATAGGCTTCGTCCTATTCTCTGGCGTGGACGATCATGCCAACATCGACAGGCTCACTGATTTATTACTAAAATAATACAAATAACATGACTAAAAAACAAATCGAAAAAAAGATAGAATTCCTGTTCAAGGTAGTTCACAACTGCGGCGGTGACTACTTGGACTACTGCGAGGATAGCAACACCATCAACGCTTGGTGCGTGAAGGGGCGTATTTGGAATGATTCCCAATGCAGGGTAATATCAGAACCCAGAACCCCACGTGGTGAGGCCATGCTCATTGAGCGAGTAAACGACGGATCCACATGGTATACCAATGATCTCGTTCGCACCCTACTGCATCACATAAGGACGCACACGGATCACACATACGTCGAGGACGATGATGGTGGCACCTTATCCATTAAACAGATACTAACGGCCTTTGAGGAGCCAACAGTGGCCAAACACAACAGCTAACCATGAGATCAGAAAAACAGAAAAACAGCGCGAGAAAATATAAGAAGAAGTTCTCCGAGATGACGTTCGATGAACGTGTCGTATTCAAGGAAGGCCAAGACGCGCCCAAAGATCCAGATGTTGCTCGGGGATATAGTTTTCTTCGCCAGCTGAAGGCTAAAAAAGAGAAGGAAAAAAACAGGGCGCTTACGGCAATCATGAAGATGCGTGGAATTAAAGTTCAACCCGAAAGAGAGGACGGCCATGATATCTAGACTTGACCAAGACTCCCCGCAGGGTAAGCGTATCCTCGTGGTAGAACCAGTTGATCGACACCCAGAGCTTGAGGCTTTCTTAGAAGCCCTCAATGGAATCTCTCCCAAGCAGGCGGTGCAGACTGGCATCTGTGCTGT